TGAAATACTCTTCATTAAATGCGTCCTCGTTTGCAAGGCTGGGGTTAATCTCGTATGCCTGGTCAACACTTGTAACCCCCATGTCTGCTCTATCAAAAATTGCGTCTAGCTCTGCTCTTACCTCTGAATTTTCTTCCATATATCTTAAGATAATGTCTGTATCAAACACAGAGTCTTGTCTTTGAACTTCTCTTACGAAGTCTATAATATCCTGAGCTTCTTGTTCGTTACCGGCGTTAGAAATTTTTACAAAAATCTCTTTTGATAGGGCTTCATCGTCGATTAAGGATAATACCTGGGAACCTTCATCGGCGAAGACCCCCCCGAACTTTCCAAGAATGTTGATCAAGGCTTGCTTTTGAGACTCGTCTTCGCCAATAAATGTTAGCAAAGAGTTTAGTGCCGTGGGAGATATGGCCCCTGTTGCAAGCTCAAGGTTTATTGTGTCTGTTTCGGCATCGCTCAACTTTAGGGTTTTCATAAGTGCTTCAATGCCTGGCAAAATTAGCTGGGCGTTTGCATCATCCTTGAACCTTGTTTCTATGGCGGCTCCGATTCCAGACCTTGCCGCATCAGCACCCGGGCCGGTTAGAGCTCCTCGCAGTGCCTCTCTCATCTCCATTTCTTGCTCAGACATTTCGACTTTCTTTTGCGCAAGCTCTACCTGAAGTCTCATCTGCTCGGTAATGTCGCCGTTAATCTTTGCCTCGTCTATTTTTTTAATGTAGAGTGCGTCTACAGCGTCTGAGAGCTCTTGCTGTTGTTGCAAAGAATTTGTTATTGATCCGACAACCGCACCAGAAAGTTTTCCAGCCTCTTCTGCCGCATCCCTCATAGCGAAGAATCCTCCGATGGCACCGGAGATGGCTCCGACCGTGGCACCCAGGGCGACAGTCACTGGGGCAAGGGGGCCCCCGAGAAGGCCCAGGGCTGCTCCTGCAGCCGCACCCGCACCGGCCAGGCCAAGTACCCCAGCGGTCGCTTCGCCCACGGTATCCCCAAAGACACCATCTAGGTTTCTATTCATTACACCTATCTGCTTATCTATGGCATCCATGTTATCCAGGTTAACCTGAGCAGAAAACTCTACGAGGTTTCCGGCAGAAATATCTTCTCCATTAGGACCAACAAGCTCTGAAATATTGGCACGAACTTGTAATCCAATTTCCATGTTGTTAAGAGCAAACCCAAGGTTTGCGGCCATACTGGAGGCCTGCTCCTTAGTTAGCACTCCGGTCATCACGGCTGTAGATAGCTGGCTAGTCAAGGAGTTTATTGTAGCAGAGACATCTCCGGTTTGAGCAATTTGGGTCTTCGCCGCTTCGATTAGGGCTTGCCCCCTTTCATCTGCAACAAAAGACTCTCCAAATGTTGTTTTCCCAGGTGCTGTGTTCACACCCTTTAGCCTGTCTTCTCTGGCTTTGTTCATGAACTCTCCAGAAGAAACTGTACCGGCAAAATCTGCCAAAGACTTCATGGCCTCTGTCCCAGATCCCAAAGTCTTGGCTAGCTCCATAGCTTCTTTCTGAGATGACTTCATTTTATTATTAAGCATAAACACCGCGCCGATAACTGCCAAGATCGCTGCGGCCACGGCTATTAGTGGGCTCTTAAGTGCCTGGAATAGCATTGGGGCGGCAGATAGGGCCATTAGCCCCGGCATAAACTTTTGAGCCTGTTCGCCTAGAGCTCCTGGGGCCATTGAGGCACCCATGGTTAGAGCTCCGAGGCCCATGCTTAGTCCAGCACCGCCCGCAATACTTCCGGACCTAGATCTTGGTGCCTTTTGTTTTTTACCCCGACCAGATCCTCCCCCCATGACCATTCCGCCACCGGCGGCTGCGTCTTGTCGGGCAGCATTTTCAAGAACCTGAGATCCTTGCTCTAGCTCTTGAGCCCCCTGGTTCAGCTCCTTAGCTGCGGCACTTGTTTCTTTAGCAGCTCTCTGCTGTGCCTCTGCGGCCTTTCTCTGAGCATCGGCAAAGTCTGCTGATTTTGGATCTTTGGTAACGTCATAAACCATGTTCCCATGACGATCCACAAGGTTATTCCCTGCGGCCCGAGCCATTGGCCTTGCGATAGGAGCTAAGGCTTTATCCCTTAGGTCTAGCATCCTTCCTTTAAGTCCACCAACGGGAGCCGCTACGTTAACTGGTTGTGGTGGTAGGGGGGCTCCGCCGGTTCCGGCCCTGCTTTCCGTAAATCCATCTGCCAAACTGTTTCCCGCATTTAGTCCAAGATCCTTCATTCTTTTTGAGGGGGAGGCTATCCCCAAAGAATCTTCGACTCCGTCCGCAAGACTTCTTCCTGCATTTTTACCTGCCGCATTAAGCCTTGTCTCAACTTCCCCGCCAGCCTCCATCGGTTCAGCCAAGGCTTCTGCTTGTCCTGTAGGAGTGCTCAGTATCGGCTGACTACTGTAGCTTCCTCGCAGGCTTTTTGAGTTGTAAGCTGAGCTCGATGAGCCCCCTGCACGAGCGATACCAGGAATAATGCTACCATCTGTGCCCACAGCGTCGACCCTGTCGCCAGGACCGCGCACCAGAGTGCCATTAGCAAGCCCTTCTCTAACCTTTTCCATACCTGGGGAACTGCGGAAAGCCCCCACTGAATTCTTCTGACTCCTTAGGGATTTTGCTGCAGCGCCGATGGCGCTATCTAACTCTTCATACCTAGCTATTACCTTTTCTGCGGCAAAGGCCAGGTCGGGATCGCTTACTGTTATTTGATCGGCGGTTTTTCCTAGAGCCTCGCCCCTTCTGTTGGCTTCAGCCAGGGTCTCCCGACCAATCTCGTCTTCCATATCCTGGAGAGCCTTAACATTTTCCTGATTAGAAATATCAAGTCCGCCCCTTTGAGCGCTCCCCAAGTACTTCCCCTCTCTACTCCCCCAGCCTTCTTCAAAAGAGTCGGTGGTCGCTGAGTCTCCTCTAAGTTTCAGGTTTAGAGAGTTTGGAAGATCTGCTGTAAGATTTGAAACCCCATAAACATCATCAAGGTACGTTTGTGGAAGTCTGTCCCAGCCTGCTTCCTCTAAGGCTTTCTGCATCCTTGGATCTGAGGAGGGGATGTCCAGGGAGGTGTGGGATCTGGAAACAGCTTCTTCGAAAACCCCAAGTCTTTTTGCTGCCGAGATTACCGCTTCTTTAAATGCTTTAAGTGTTTGTGCAGAGTCACCCATATCTGCAAAAGCTTCACTAACAAGCTCTTCTCCATACCCCTTTTGATCAATCCTTTTCTGAATTGCAGCTGCACTTCTCTCATTTTTAACTTGGAAGGAGGCATCTTCAACATTAACATTTCCCTTTGGTTTTTCAGCAGAAAGGCTTACAGCTTTTCCAGGACCGGCAGCGATGTTTTGCTGCATCTCATCAAAGACTAGTTGCTTTGTAGCTTCTGATGCGTTGGGGGCAATTAGTTTATCGAACTGTGGACGATCCCCCCGAGAAATTGCGGCTCTCGTCTGGGTTCCAGAAACGGCTCCTTCAGGCCTGGGGATCTCGACCTTGTCTAAAGCGATTCCATATTTTTGTGCGGCTTGGTCAAATACCTCGGCCCCCATGCGGTCTTCGCCGAGAAGAAGCTTTATTTCAGTAAAACCCTGTTCTTGAGCTTGCCGGAATAGGTCAAAAGGGCCCTGTGCAATCTGAGCAGGCTGGCCAATGGATTCTCCAATAAGCTGAGACTTTGTTTCTGGAGAAAGCATTTGCTTTTTAGTTTTATTAAATGCTGCGGTAGTAAACTGAACAAACTCTGCGCCCATCTCTTGGGCCATGGCCTGCCCCATTTGGGCAATTTCCTGGTGGGCAACGGTAAAGGGCTGGTGGGCTCCGAATGCTACTACGGCTTTTTTCCCAGTGACGGGTGGTGCTGGCGCTGTGGGGGGTTTGAATGGGTCTGTAGCTATCTTGGGTTTTGGGGCTGTGGGGGCTGGTGGCTTTGCTCCCCCCTGTTTTGGGGCAAGGAAAGGATTGTTTCGGGTAGTAAGGCCGCCAGCCGATGCGGCTGCTCCGGCGGCGGTGGCCACTCCCCCCGCTGCTGCTTTAGCTTGCCCTGATAAAAATTGTTGCTGAGCGGCTATTGCTTTACCATATGCTGTAGAAAGACCTTGGACGGCTCCAGCTTCAACATTGAATGTTTGAATCAATTGTTGATGGACCTGATCCAAAGAGGCCGCTACTGCGGCAGCTTCGATCTGCTCAGAGTTCATATAGTTTATTTGTTCTGTAAGAACGTTTGAAGCTGTTCCAGTTTTATTAAATACCCCAGAAACCTTGGTACCAAATAGCAGGAGGTTGGCAATACCGTTTGCAAGCAAACCAACAAGCATTAGAACCGCCGGGGCGACAACTCCCAAAACTGCAACTAACCCAACTACAAAAGATTTTGCCCCATCGCTCATGTTATTAAAGTTGTCGAGAAGCCTTGTCCCAAACTCAATCATTGGGGTTACGAGCTTTAAGAACGCCTCCCCCACGGGAGCCAAGGAAGCCTGGAAATCTTCTACTGCTCTTCTAAACTTGAACAGCTCAGAAGCCTCTACCCGGCCAAGCTCTCTTTCTGCAATAATGCCAAGCTCTCTAGCGCTTTGAGTTGTTAGCTCAAGAATCTTACTGGCCTGGCTACCCTCTTTGTTTATATTTTCAAAGAGTGTCGACATTCTAGCAAACTGGAACTTTCCAAAAAGTTGTTCGATTGCTCTTGCTTTACTAAGAGGGTCAAGCTTATCCAACTCCAGACCAAGGATTTGTATGGTTCCCCGTAGATCTCCTGCATTCTGATTTACGATGCCTAGAACATCGATCCCAAGCTCTTTTAGTCTTCCGGCTGCCGCTGTCGATGGATTAATAAGTCTTGCTAAACCAGATTTTAGAGCGTTAGCCGATTGGCTTGCATTTATCCCACCCTCGCGCATGGCCGTTAGGAAAAAGGCCAGGTCCTCTATGCTACCCCCCAGCTGTTTAACAACAGATCCGGCTTTGGGTATAGCTTCGTTAAAGTCTTCAATCGAAAGGATTGTTTGGTTTTCAGCTGCGTTAAGGAAAGATATTTTATCTGCAAGATCTTCTGTAGCTATGCCGAATGCGTTTGTTAGGGATATAGTTGTGTCTAGAGCTTCTTGTTGCTCGATCCCACCCAAAACAGCAAGCCTTGTCGCTTGTCTAACCTGGTTGTTTAAGTCTTCTCCCACTGCGCCCATTTGAGCAACGCTGGCTGCAAGCCCTAGAGTCTCTTCTACTGCTACGCCAAATTTTGTAAACTCTGAAGCGAGCTCTCTGACGTCCTTTAGAGCCTTTTCGGTCTCAGCTCCTGTCGTAAACATGTCACCATAAACACGCTTAAACTTAATAGCCTGTTCTTCAAGCTTCATGAACTCTCTTGTGGCTATCGTCCCCATGATAGTCAGAGGAATCGTGAAGCCAACCATAAGCTGACGACCAGCCCACTGGGTGTTCTTTCCCCAGTTTAGAAGGTTCGTGGAGCCCTGTCTAATTAATTGATTAAACAATGCCTGCTTTTGAGCGGCAATGGCAGTTTGTGTCCCCAGGTTTTGAAGGTCTAGGGCTAGGGGCCTGACCCTAATAGCCTGCATTGCTCCATTAGCGTCGCGACCCATTTTCACATATTGAGTTTGAAGGTCCTTGACTCTTTCACGAGCCACCTTGTTTATGGTATTAAACTCTGAAGTGAATAGATTTCCGAAATTTTTTGTTGATGCCCCGGCAAACCTAAAATACTGCCCCATGGACAGCTTGTTTTTTTCTAGGGCATTAGTAAAAGACTCTGTGCTACTTTTGATGCGAGTCATTCCAGCAGAAAACTGGCCAGTAGCGTTTATGCTATTGACCAGATTTCGCTGTAGGTTTTGAGACTGAGCTGCAGCGGCAGCGCCACCTCTTGCCATGTTTGAATGGAAAAGAGATATTTGTCTTTGGAGTTGCTTGATTTGGGCTAAAGCAGCCGACGTATCGACATCTACTCTAATATTGGCATTAGTATCAGCCATACTTTAGCACCCCTTCATAGTTGTCAGCTATCCAACAATATTGTTGAGTGCAGACATGTTTACCCCCGACGCCTCTTCGACAATCTTATAAACAGTTGGCAAGTCCAAGTTGTCCTCAAGAGCCTTTACGTCACCGGCGAGCTCTGGCTTGTACTGCTTCATGGCAATTTGAACACACTCCATAAGGATGTCCATAGATTTGTCGTTGTTTTCAGATACCTTTGCGATACCCTCAAACTTTTTCATAAAATCTCTAAGTAGTGAAATCTTTAGTGGCCTAACGATTATTTCGGTTCCATCAAGAAGTTCTAGCGTTTTTGGTTCATTGACTGTTGTAGCCATTTAGTGTTTTCCTTTCGACAGGCTATATTAATTATAGCATAATCATTCTATACTAGAAGTTGTTATAAGTCAAAATAGGCCTAAAGCTTTTTATAATCTAGCCCCATGCCAATTCCAAACCCTGCCTTTGTTGCGTTCTCCCCCTGAAGGGCAAGCACATCGTTTGGATCGCTGGTACCCCCACCACTAAACACCCTGGCCTTCATCTGCTCCCACTCGTTCCCCTTGCTTTTTCCGTTTTGCTTATCTAGGTCTACCCCTTGAATTGCTGCAAGAAACTTTTTCTCCTGGTAATCGGAATCCCTTTTTGAAGAAAGGATTGCTGTGATTTCAGGCATTGATAGGCAGGTCTCTAATTCTTCATAGTCTTTCCAGATCCCCAGCAAAAAAACTTCTGATTCTAGAGCAACTAAATCTAGGGTTTTCCAGGTTTCTCCGCTATCTTGTGCTTGATTTTTTACAGGCTCTTCCTTTTCTTCGTTAACCTTAATCCCCGCAGCGATATCTATAATATTATATACGGTTGGAAGGTCAATGCTGTTTTCTAAATCTTCAAGAGTTTTAATAGATGGGTAGTATTGCTTCATAGCAATCCTTGCGCATTCTGATAATATGATTATGGCATCTTCATTAGAAACGATGCCGTCTAATTTTTCAAACTCTTCCATAAACTCCCTTAAGAATTTTATCTTTAAGGGGGTGATGTATATTTCGGTATCGTCAATAAGGACTATCGTTGCTGATTTATAAACTGTAGTTGCCATTAAACAAGTATATCAAAAATAGAGCCGCCCCGACTGATGCCGGGACGACCCTATTTTTTTAGCTTTAAGACTAGCTTCCAGCTGGGATGGTACGGTCGACAATCTGTCCATAAGATGCTGTTGCATCACTAGGAAGAAGTCTAAACGATACCTCGAACATGGTAGCCTCGTCGCGCTTTGCTGATACTGTAACACTTTCAATTGAAAGCGCACGGTATGCGGCATAGATGCGCTCGATTGTGTCGGATGCGGCACAGTCACCTGTTCCTGGTCCAACAGCTACTAGCCCACGCTCAACTGCACACTCTCCGATGTTTCCAGCGGACATGTTCATCGTTGGGTTTCCCTCAGCGAAGCTTCCAGCTCCGGCATTGGCGAGATCTGAATCTTTACCAGCAAGGGCAAAGAGAAGGTTCTCTAGTGTAGACTCAGCAAATGCTGTATTTAGGTTAACCTGCATACCCTGCTTGAATAGCTTAGCTACGTCAAGGAGCTGGTCGACCTGAACTTCACCAAAGTCGGGCTGAAAAACAATTTCCAGACCATTCATGGTGTAACCAACGTTACGAAAATCTGTGTCCCCCGATAGTGTTTCACGGTAAGATACATTTTCAACAACGTCTGGCAGGTCAGCTTCAGAAAGCTCGGAAGCTCCTGCGGCTGGTTCATATGTAAAGAGTGCTGCAGCACCAACAATAATGTTTGCGCTTGATCCTCTTGAATATGCCATTTTTTCACCTCTTTCTTTTGTTAGAAATGGGCGTGTTTCCTCGTTATAATTATAACAGTCGTTTAATAAATTAAGATGCCGGGGGATTTAAGAATCTTGTCCCAACCCCTGGGTTAAAGTCTGGAGCGTGGTAGCAGTAATCAATGATTATCTTATTACCAAAGTAGGTTTTTGCTGTTGCAAAATCTACGATGTCTCTAGTTTCCTCTAGCTGATAAACAGTGCTGTAATGAAAGTATGGGGGGAGAAAATCTACGCCAAAGGGACCTCCCAGTTTGACTGTTCCTGGGGAGTCTCCTGGGGTTGTTTCTACCCTTCCAGAAATCCAAGAGTTTATTTCTTCTGCCGACTCATCTTGCCTATCCATTAAGTCGTAAATCATTCCGGTAGTTTCAAACAGGATCGCTGCCTGCTTCTCATCGGTTAGGGAGCCATTCTTGTATAAATAATATAGCATCTGCTCTTCTTTTTTGTGAGGAAAAGAAGACCTTCTCATTCTAAACATTCTTTCATACACTGCAAATGGCTGATCGTCATTTGCCTCTGGGAACCCCTGGTACAAGGCTCCAATGTCCGTCGGTAAAGATGGCAAAAAGAACATTGGTGTTCCAAAATAGTCTGGCAGCTCTAGCTGGATTTTTTCTGAAAGGTACTGATTAATAAAAACTGCGGGGTTAGACACCGGTCTTGACATTATAAGGCCCTTCTAGATATCCACTTATAGCCTACAGCTATTCCTGCTGACCTTCCTCCACGCTTGCCCCTATTAAGATTACTCTTAAATGGTTGTGGATTTTCTAGATGGTCTAAAATTCCTGTTAATCTTAAAAAAGACTGAGTAAAGTATTGAGAAAAGAATTGGTCAAAAACCCTTTCGTAGGATCCAGCTACAGCGTGGCCTCCGGGGTTTTCTACAGTGATAGGGTTTTTTGTAAAAACTTTCTGCCCATTATCGTCAAAAACCAAAACCTCAGAGGATACCGGCCTAATGGTTATTCCGATGCCGTTTTCCATAATTTCTGCTTTGTTATAGAAAGGAGTTTTTGATCCAGACTTTATGCTTGTAGATTGCCTAAACGTAGATCGAAAAGAAAGACCAATCCCTGTTGCCGCATACTCGATGTCGAATAATCGTGCCTCGGGGCTTCCTGTTTGGGTCCACTCATATATGTGATGTAATGCTTGGGGGTTTCCCCTTGCGCTTGCGTCTATAAACTCTCTTAGCCCATGTATTACTTCTTGCCCAATATTTTCTAACAAATTCTTTTTACCCTGCTGAACTCCATCCAAAAATCCGGTAGAGTAATCTATGATATTCTTCATGTCCCTTGCAAAAGCTTTCGAATTAAAGTTAACCTTTATCATTACAAGATCCCCTGATTTTCTGCTCTGCGCAATATGATGGTGTGATGTTCTATTTTTCCAAAGGGGTTTACGAATGGCTGAACGGTAGCCACGTCAAAGATCGTAGGAGCATTGTTTCTTTTTCCGGCGGTTTCAAAGTAATAGGGAGAGCCGTCAGAGTTTCTGATATTAGTAATTAAAATATTTGTTATAGCGTTGTTTTCACGGCCTGAAGACACCCTGATGTCTGATCGTACCCGGGCTATCAGCATTGAGTCTTGGGTTAGGTCTATGTTTACGATAAGATCTTCTTTTGTTTTTGCCCCGGCTCGGATAAAATTCCCAGCTATTGTTCTGTCGAGCAACCAAGTTTTAGCCAGACTACCGTAGGCCCCTTTTTCTATTGTGGGATGATAAACGTCTGCGAGCATGGGAAACATGAAATCAGTAGACTCGCAGTTAATCATTACAACACTCCGACAATACGAATTGACTTTGCGTACTTTGACAAAATCTTATCGACAATCATGTTGCCGGTACCTTCGAAGACCCTGTCATCAAATTTAATTTTAAACTGATCGGTGTTGTAATCTTTAATGTATCTTCCAGCATAATCTAGCCGATTACATTTAATGTCTTCGATTAGCAAAGCCGCTGCCCTTGAAATTTCTGAAGGAACTTTTTTGTAACCAACCTCCAGGTGTAAGGTGTAGTCAAAGGTTCTTGAGAAACCCCGGTATCCGAACTGCATATCCCAAAGATCTGACACCGCCTGCGGAAGCATCAGGTTTGCCCCCTCAGCCCTGTTAATCTGTCCACTATAATCTATGGTAATAGCGGTCTTGTCGCCAGTTATTTTGTAAAGTAAAGAAGAGTTCTCTATGTCTTCTACGTCATACATTAAGACATTGTTTTCGTATAGCTTGTTAATTTTTTTAGCGTCTACCCAAAGAGGCAGGTAGTCAGCCCCCAGGCCAGTCATACCTATAACTCTTTTTTTATAATAAAACCCTTCAATAACCACTGCGTCAATGATGGCTCTGGCAAGTTCTTCATGTCTGGTGTATTCCGTTACCTCTGAAAAGTTTGTTCCAAGAGTTTCAGGATTTACGTATGGCCTAACAACCGTGAAGTAGTTTTCTGCACCATCTATTGTTACTTCATATTCTGAGTCATACTCTTTAGAAAATAAGATGGTAACTTTTGAGTTACCGTCGGAAGTCACGGTGCCCTCTTCTAGGGAGCCATCAGACAAATCAAAGGACTTGTATGGGTATTCTGTAACGGGCTCAGATACATCAATAATTGCCTGTGGAACTACCGATGGTAGTCTTAATATTTCCATGTCTTATACACCAAACTGTGATGCAACCTCTTCTGGCGTAGCCTCTCTCACGTGGTTACGAGTAAGCCATTTTTCTGATTGTTCTTTTGTTACGATATTATAACCCTTGGATATTTTACCTACACCAATCCAAGAAACATTGCGATCAGAATAAACAGCCACGGTTGGCTTTTTTTGCCCCGCTTTAGCGGATGGCTTTGTGCTTGCCACAGATGTTCCAATAGTATCGGAAACATCTTTAGACTCTAGCGATCCCTTTTTAGATCCAGACGAAGATTTTTCGGGAGAGCTAATTAGATCATTCTTTTTTTCTTCTTGCTCTTTTACCTGTTGCTTATACTTATTAAGCAAACCCTGGGGAATTGACGGCTCTCCCGGCATAGCTGTTGCTAAATCTACTTTTTTGGGTGTCTTTTTGTTTGACATATTTTCCCCTTTTCTCTATATCAATTATATCAGAATATAAATAATAAAGGGGCGGAGACAAATGTCCCCGCCCCAATATTGGGTTGTTAGCTAAGGCTTAGGAATCAGCTGCTGCATCGGCAAATGCAATAGCGTCTTCTTCTTCCCACTGAATACCAAACCGCACAAAGACGGTGTACTCAACAGTATCTTTCTTAGCAACATATTCACGGTTAACGGTAATGTCCCGCTGGAAACCCCAAATACGGTTAGCTGGGAATGTCAAGTCGACATATCCAGCTGGGTAGTAAGGAACTTCCATAACATCCACACCGAGGACACGAGTGGTGCGAGCTGCACCGAATGTCTGGCCCAAACCGTCAAGGTAGGACTGTGTGTTTGCTGCGGTGTTACCATTGTTACCCAAAGCTTCAGCAATTGCATCGGCTAGAGTACCATTGTTCTTGACAATTCCCTGGAATACATCGGTTCCCGCATAGAACTTAAGGTTGTTCTTAAGTGCGCGGTATTTACGAGGCATAGCAAGGATGATGTCCTGCATAACGTCTGGAGTCCAGGCATCGTTAGTAACGGTTACAACAGCCTCATGTGCATCGCCACCGGTAGTGGCTTTGTTAACGAAACCGTCCATGATGGACAGGAAGTTTCCTGTTGCTCCATCACCGTTAATAGCAAGATCCTCGATGTCATTTGCGAATGCATTTGTCATCAATCGGACAATGTGGTCTTCCAGAGCAGCACCTTCGACGTTGTCTTCTAGCGCTTCTGCTGTGACTTCCCAGTCCAGACGGATCTTTTTGGTGGTTAGCTCTACCTTAGCAAAGGTAGCACCAGTATTGGTATAGTTACCAGTACCCTGTGAAGCTGCACGGATAACGCGCTCCCCCACATTGACCTTTTCGAGCTCCATGGTGTTTGCGCGCATAGTTACGCGGCGACCATCTTTGGCGAGAACAGTTCCATCCCAAACATAATCGATAAAACGACGTGCTTGTTCTGGACGTAGAATACCACTAGCTGCATCACCCGAAGGATTTACGGCATTGGCTCCACTTGTCACTCCAAACGCGGCTGTAGGGATGTTTCCCAATGTGCTTTCGCCTGGGTTAGTTACCCCTCCGATGCCACCAGATGCAAATCCACCTTGAGCCTGGAAGCTACCAGGAGTTGTCCCTCCTAGTTCACCAGATTCACCTGGCTGATTCTTTTTAATATCTTCCGACATTTTGTCACCTCCTAAGTGATTGTTTAATTGAATAAATCGGCAGTTTTGAGGAAACGACCGCCCCATAGGGATTTTTCAACCATATCTGGTTGATCCTGCACGATCTCGCCTAGATCGCCAGACTTGCGGAAGGCTGTGTCCTGCTCTACGGCATCAACACGCTTTCCAAACTCATCAAACTGGCCCTTTGTTTCTGAAATCTCGTGCTTGGCTGCAGAGACTTCCTCGGATACTCCAGTAATTGATTTCTTTAAAGCATTGACCTCTTCGTGAAGGGACTTCACGGTCTCTGCTAGATCGCTAAAGGCTGATGTAATGGCATCTTTGATATCGGCAACTGCACTTACAGCAACGTTATCTGATTTCAATACCTCAGCAGCTTCTTCGACAACCTCGTCAGCTTTTTCAACTGTTTCGGTCTCAGCGGTCTCAGACTTTTCAATCTCGACCTCTGCATCTGCATTGTCTGCCTTTTCGACATTTTCAACGCTTTCAGCTGCGGCATCTGCCTCTGGAGCGACCTCGTCTGATTTTTCTACAACCTCTTCGAGGTTACTTGTTTCATCAGTCATAGGACTTACCTCCTTATTAATCTCAATTGTGTTAATGCCTTTAGCACTATCAATCAAGAATTTTATCATGTCTGCTTTTTGATCGTCATTTTTTTCAACAAATCCGATATTTGACATTGGCTTATTAGTGGTGGGGCTAAGCTCTGTTTCGAGTGAGGATACCATTACGAGTCCACTTTCCTCATCCCAAAAAATATTTTCAAGAACTGTTTCTGGGCCAATTGTTTTTACAACGTCTACCCCGTCAATTTTTTCAATAGAAAGAATGTTCGCAAATTGATTGGCTGGATTGTCAACAAGGGAAAGTTCTACAAGATCGTACTCTTTTATGATACGAATCTGAGAGTCCATCTTTTCATCATAAGCGTCATCCCACTTATTCATCTTGCCCCCAATAGAAAAGCCCGACAAGGTTCCGTCTAGAACTTTTTCCCAGGTGTCCTGTGCGCCTTTAGAGACATAAGCAGAGACATATACTCCACTATAAAACTTTTTGCTTTCTGGATCAAAGTATCTATCTTCTTTGAAGGATACCATTTTGCCAACAGCAGATGGTTGGTGCATCTCACGGATGTTCCCCCGGAATCTTGCGAAGGCATCCATGCTAGCTTCAGAGGTAACGATGTCTGCCTGCTTGTCTACATTGTCCAATGTTGCAAAGCCAGCAACAATTCGCCTCTCCACGTCGACCTTGCTGAAGGGGACGGAAAAGCGAACAGAGTCTCCCTCTGTATTCCATTGCGATTTAAACATAGTCATACTCCACTAATTATAACATGCATTTTTAAAACTAACAAATTAATAACTATTGAGATGATCTTCCCTCACCCTGAGCATTTCTGCCCTGGGTTGTTGCAGATCCGTCTGACTGGTTGTTAGCCCTTTCTGCGTCTCGCTCTCTGTTCCCAGCAGCATTCGCCCTAGTATCTGTAGCCTGCCTGGGACTCATTTCAAAAGGATCATCCCCGTCTTGTCTTTGTGGAAGCCCCAGCTGAGTCCTGGCTTCGTTAGGAGTCATGATCTGCATCTTGACATACCGCTCAAGAATCTGAGACTGTGAGATCTCATCTGTAAGAGTAAGTTCTTTAAACTTAAAATCTAGGATGTCTGTTCTTTCTCGAACGATCTTGTTGATAACTTTCTCTAAGTTCTTTTGAGCTGGCCTAGCTACCTGCTCCTTAAAGGTCCTATCTTGCGCTAAGGCGGAGGCAATACTTGAAGAGTCAGACCCACCAATTTTAGATAGTGGGACCTGGTGTGCCATTAAGACGTTGTCTCTGTTTTGCTTAGAGTATTCCTTAAAAGAACTTTCCTGAATGCCACTCTCAATTGGCTCCATTTTAAATTCAACCTTGTTGTTGTCCGTGTCTGGAGGCAAGGGGATATAGAGAGTTCTGTGAGATTGTCCTTTAAGGCTTGTCTGCAAAAATCTAAACATTTTATCCTCCGCATCAGAAGATAGCTTGGCCCCCTTAAGGGTTACAACATATCTGGGAACGGCCTTGTTTCCAAAATAGTCAATGTTGTATTGTGAAGCCAACTGATCTCCGTGCAGAGAGTTGATGGCGGACATTATGTCTGGGATACCATAGAATGTGTTTAAGGGCGAGTATTGTTTAAAGTGGAGAATCTCATTGGGTCTAGCATCTGTAGTAATCGGGTTTGGGTTCTTTGCCCCAAAATTTCTAAAGTAAACAACCTTTTGACCAATAATCTGAACGTACCCATCCTTTAGCCTTCTGACCCTCATGGTCGTAGCTGGTATGTGTCCGAGGTATCCAATCTCCCCGTTTACCTTACGTCCAACCTCCAGGTATCCATTACCCGTAGACTGAAGATCTGTGTAAAATTTCATCATAGTGTTAGTAAAAGAGTCATCTTGATTTAGATTTTCGAACCACTCTTTCATCTCTACCTTGGCTCGCTCAATTCTTTTCCTTGCTCTCTGAACCGAATCTTCGTCGGAGTTAGCCTCTAGTCTAAGCATAGTTCTGGGGGATACCTCAAAATCATAGCCAAGGCCAACGATGTTTTCTACCTTGGCATCAATGGCTGCGTGATTTGCAAAAGATGTGTCGTAGTAGTTTGCAAGTTCGTACAAGTTCCAGGGTGGAGTAATAACATCAAACATTCCGTATCCATTACGAAAGACCGTCCCTGGATTGATTTGACTAGATCGAGCACCCTCTTCTCCGGCAGGAATTGCTTTAGCGTTTGAAAGGTAGCTATCTGTAGGCTCTACCGTTTTTGACAGCCGAGAAGCCCTGCGCTTAAAGTTATTATCTAGACCATTAAAGGATCTAATGTCATTCCAGGATTTTGAAAAGGGGTCTTGCTTTTTAAAAATATCCTCTTCTTTGTCTATGTCGTCAATCCTTGCTCCGACCGTCCACTCTTCTGACATTAGCCCTCGTCTCCATAAGCATTTAAAGTTTTCTTTGCAGCAATGACGGCACCTAGGTCATTCATGCTGGGAATAAATCCTTGTGACATTCTGTCGATCTGCTCGCTGTGTTCTTCTTGTGAGATTTTTCTCATATTTGGATAAAAGATTGCCTTACCCTCTGGCTGCCCCCAGTATTTGGCTGCATCCTGTAGCTCTTTAATCCTAGAAGGATCGTCTTTCATAGCTTCGATGGACAGAGCGTTGCCGTCACCGTCCGTAAAAGCCTTTCCGCTTGGCTTATGCCAAACATAAGTTCCGAAGTTAGAAAAGCTTTCTTGAATAACTTGTACCTTTGTGTCACCGACTTGACCGGGGAAGCGTGGTTTTTTGTTTCTCATAACCACTATTATACCATATTAAACAGGATTAACTATATTCTGTGTCCAGCTTAACCCATTGTAAACTTTATATTTATAATCTTGTATCAATAGCGGCTGGTCGCTTTCTGAAACAAATCTGTCTGTTCCAGAATATATTTTATAAATATTACTTGCGTCAATTTCTTCCCTAAGGGTTGTTGACAAGAACA